GTGGTATCCTTCACCGGCAGTAAAAAGATTAATCAAAGCGTTATTTGTGGCTTCTCCAGTCTTATGCAGGTATGCGTTAAATAATCCAAATAAATGAGAACTTAGTACACATGGTAGAGCGTACGCAAATACTAACAATAATGGATCAATGACGAGTAATGTTACGACCAGTATTCCAACCATCTTAAAATAATGATCGTGCCAAAACTTAAGGATCTTATTATTGATGAGACCTTTAAAAAACTTTCTTTCTATCTTCTGATCTAATCCCCACAAGTTAAAATATATTCTCCAGAATCCATAATGAGTCGGAGACTGTGGATCTTTCTCTGTATCAGAATACGCGTGATGTTGCCTGTGAATTGCAGCTCTCGTTAAGTACGGGCCAGATCCTACGAACAAACTTAAAATATTAGTAAAGTATTCAAACCACTTACCAGCTTTAAAAGCACCGTGAGAGTAATATCTATGATAGCCTGCACTTGACGACGCGATAGTAATAAAATAATACCAAGCAAAACCTGCTACCCACATCCACCAAGAACCATAGAACGCACCATACACTAGAGCGACATGACATAAACTGTGATTGATTAATAACTTATATGTAGTCTTCAAATTAAACCTTTTTCTGTCAGCTCGCTCTTTACTTCTTCAAAAGTCTTTTTATGCCAAGCATATTTTAATAACAATCGATCTTTTGGATGAGCTTTAACGCTGTGTACTTGTGAAACGTCTATCAAGGCGTGTTTATAATAAACATCGCCGTGATCAAAAGTCATTGGAGCTCTATCTTCTGTTAACAGTAAATTAACTGCTGTTATAACATCGTAATCACGGTGTCTTGGCAAATCAGAATTTGCTAGTTGTTTATACACGTACATGATATCGCACTCGAGTATAGAATTTATTCGTGCGATCTCAGGTAAGTTACTAGTGTCTTCAATAATAGTTTTCAACCACGTGTCAGTCTTTTTCCAAAATTGTTTCAATTCTTCAGTTTGAGCTCTCCACCAATTATTAGAGTGCCCGGGCTGCAAGTCAAGAGTACTGATCTCGTCTATTACTTTTTGCTCGTCGAAAGAAATCTTTATTTCTGTTATCATGACGATACCTTTATCGCTACATAAATTAATGTACCTAATATACTAAAATTTATAATCATATTTACGTAGTGTGGATTCGGTGCCATAATTTTTCTCCTTTTACGTTGTGAAGGGGGGCGGTAAGGTATACCGCCACTCCATTCAATGAGTCTTCCCCACATTATTTTTTTTCACTTACATAAGCATAGAGTTCGTTAGCTCTCTTAACGATCTCTTCTGGCTTGTACATATCAGGTACGCACTTTTCATACGCTTCCTTAATATCAGCACCAGCCTCATTAGCCTGATCCATCATGCGATACATGAAGTCCATCTGTAATTGAAATTGTTGGTCAGCCATTTCTTTAGCCATTTTCAGAGTTTCGAGTCTGATCTCGTATGGATTTTTAGACATATTGTCCTCCTGTGTGTGTTGGTGGAGAGATTCTGTTTCCACGCTCTCTCCGAAGCGCATAGGAATTACGCAGCTTGCGCAAACTCCTGAGGTGCAAAATTATCGTTTGCATTTATAGTTTTGTTCGCATTAACCGAGCTTACATCCGGATAACTCCACATCGCTATTCAATACCTGTCGATCCTATTTCAGCCCCATCGGGAATACCTGAAGACTTCCGTAACTTTACGTGCATCAGGTATTCTTGGTGGAGCTGACGGGTACCGCCCCCGTGTCCAGAATACATTTCGCTTTGTTTCATCGTTATATAGTATATATTATACCACATTTTTTGACGTTTGTAAACCTTTTTTTTATAAATAGTTTTGAAGAGGAATTACAAATGATTGAAGTAGCAGCCGCGTTAAGCGTAGCAACAAGTGCATTCAATGCAATTAAAAAAGGTTTTGAGGTCGGTAGAGATATCGAGTCAATGTCAGCTGACTTAGGTCGTTGGATGGGTGCGGCGTCAGATATCAATAAGGCAGACGAATACGCAAAGAAACCTCCACTATTTAAAAAACTATTTGCAGCAGGTTCTGTTGAAGAAGAAGCTATGGCAACATTCATGGCTAAGAAAAAAGCCGAGGATATGCGTTATCAACTCAAACAACTCATATCGTTAACACGTGGTCCAGCTGCGTGGGAAGAGTTACTTAAGACAGAGGGCGAGATAAGAAAGAAAAGACAAGCAGCAATATATGCACAAAAAGAACGCCAAAGAAAATTGATGGAAGTCATAGCTTGGGTTATAGGCTGTGGACTTATTGGTGGTTTCATAGTTTGGTTAATAGGACTAGCAATGAAGGCGCAAGGAGTACTTTGAGCCAAATCAAAAAAATCTCAAACAGAAGCGAAACACAAAAATGAAATGGTTGATAATTTTATTTCTACTATTTGTCGTAACCATGTCGACTGCTGACGGTGGTGGTAAGATATACGAGCCAAAAGATCCGAAATACGGAATAAAAAAAGAATACACTAGGCAACAGTTAATTCAACGTGGTAACAACGACGCAAAAAAATATACCACGTGTAGACTCATGAAAAGATTAAAGTCACGTACCACTGGAAGACAGGCGTGTATCTATAGAGGTGGTAATAAAACTTTTACTCTAATGTATGAAAATAACTGTCCACCATCATATAAATGTGTATACAATCCATGGAATAAAGAACCAAGTATCGATGATATTATCGATAGCTTAAACTCGATTAAGAAAGGTAATAAATAATGTCAGGAAGTCCAGAAAGATGGTGTAACACTTGTGGCTGTAGATGCCATTGTTACTCGCCGGAATGTCCAAACTGCGCTAATGACGTATGTTATAGATGTAATTGTAAAAAGGATGACGATATTCAAACATGAAAATTTTGTACTTGATTTAAATGCTGCTCACAAGAGTATTCTTTACAAGAATGATAAGTTACTCTTTATGGGTGACGGATATAAAGCTATCCAGATACTTATTAGCCAAAGTGTTGACTCTGAACCGGTAAAGAAGAAGTTTAAGTCACAACTACAAATGAGAGAAAAACCTAAATTTGATACAGCACACGATGAATTAGAAAGACTTCGAAGAGAAGCTCAAGCAGCAATAGTTAAAACCCCAGAAAAAAAGAAAAAAAGATAATGCACGCATTTTTGTTAATGGTATACATGGGACAAGCTCTAGTTAGCAAAGACATGTATTTTAAAAATATAAACGATTGTTTGTACTTTGCCGATAGATTAAACGATCAGCCAATGGTGCCAAACCGCAACGCACTAGAAGGAGCTGATAAGTTAGTAAAGTACGTCGCGGTCTGTGTTCCCAAGAATGTTGGGAATAACGTTAAGTTATATTAGTCTATATCTGCACACGGTCTTAATGCTTCATTCAAGTCGTGAACTCTTAGTTGAATCATAGCATAATGTAATATCTTTAACAGATCTTTTCTTTGCTGAGCAGCATCGCCTTTTTTGCCATACCTTTGAGCGTACTTCATTACATTACCGATACAAAAACCAGTTCCATGGCCACCGTCAATTATAAACTCTGTAGCTTGAAACAACTCAGATGAATAATGACTATTATAAGTTCCATCTATATATTCTGATAACTCTCTTAAATAATCATCTTCACCAAACTTATACTCAATAGGTTCGTGCACTGTAAGGCTCGGAAACTCTACTGGAGTAGCAGTAATAGTTACAATATAGTCTTTATTAATCTTAACTCTACCATTTTTTTGAGTGGTAACGTTAGGATTAGTAGCTCCTTGACTTAGCTTATAACTGTATACTCTTTCAAGTAAAACTCCTCCGACTACACCTTTTACTTTTTCATAAAAAGCTGGATTTTTCTTATTTGTAATTACGGCATCAAATAAGCCTTCTCTTATATCGACTCCAAGCTTATCAGATATCATATTTAAAAATTCAACAGGTTTTTCTTTATCTGTATTTTGATATACGATATCTTTAGCTGCTATCTTATCTTCCTCTTTAGCTTTTTTCCAGCCTTTTTGGTCGACTTTAAGAACTTCCATAGCTCTTTTCTTAGTTTCTCTTTCTGAGATTCCAGCGCCTTGCCAGTCAGATAAGTTTATTTCTACTTGAGGTATTTTAATTTTTTCCATCATATTCATTTTAGCTCCTTTTCAAAGTTTTCTATGATTTGTTTGTTATGATTAATCCAATCAACAACTGTTTGATTGTTTTCGTGCATTTCACCGGGTTCAATAGACCATTGGTGTAATTCCACTATCGCTCTGGCTTGCATGATTTTAGACTTATCTTCGTCTGAAAAGTTTGCTGGCCATTTGGATCGGGTTTTTGAGTCCTTCGTACGTGACGTCGATGAACTCGATATGCTTTCCGAGTTTTCCATTCAGTTCCTCTATTTTACTTTCTATTTGATCCATTTTAGATTCCATTTGATTTAACTTATCCATAATGTCATCATTATTATACATGCTCATTCGTGCTCTCCTCCAACATCTTTTTCATCTAGTTCATATCTTTTACCATTCATATAAATTGCTCTCGACCTACTAGGAGTATGATATGTCCAGTTCATAGTCCTTGCGTTATGAAATGTTGCTACTGTTACTACGATAGCTCCTATTATAAAACAGTGAGCTATGGCCGTAAGACCGAATATCCACATGCTACCAAAATACATAGAAAATGCTACACACCACATCCAAGCCAATATTTGCATCGCCATGTGTCTCACGTTTAAGTCAGGTATATTTTTTAACGGGTTGTAATTGTGGTTCATTACAGCGTTCCAACTATCAACAATAAAACTTCTCATTTTTCCCACCTGTAAAATATGTGATTAGCCACTACCAGTGTTTTCGTTTTTTGTTTACGCCATGCTGGAAATACGTAGTCAGCATGATAGTGTGTTGCACCTTTTGTAATATCTTTGCTGTATGAACCAAAGAAAACTTTTTGAGCTATTGCTAGAGCAATTCTATATACATCAATATCGTATAAAGGTATCTCATCGCTCTTGCCATCGCAGTACCAGCTAAACTGACATCTATGTCTTATAGGTACAACTTTACCATGTTTTTCGTACCACCACTTACTGGTTGGACCTTGTTTGATAACTTCACAATGTGAATTTGGAAATCTTGGATCTCCAACTCTATTGTCAGTAACAAGTGCAACTGCCCACATACCTTTTACTGGCTGATTACGGGCTTCCCAATATATATTATCAGCCATACATATAATTTGTTTATGTAAGCTTTCAATCGGTTCAGACGCTGGTGCAGGTGGACTACAAAAACCTAAACCAAGGAACGCAATGCTAGCTGCAAGCATTCCTTTTAAGCTTTGAGGATTAACCATTGTAATCAATCCAAAAATCAGATACTTGACCAGCAACGTCATCTTGGTCCATGAAGTTGTAATCTTTACTTCTTAAATCTTCGCATCGCTTTTCAGCTTCTGATTCTGTTTCACAATCCATGATAATTTTTGCAGCCTTATCGTAAAACTGCTCTTCTAAATCCATCATTAAACTTTTAACTTTTGCCATTTTCAACTCCTTATTTAATTATTTAATGTATACATTATACCACAAAAAAATCGCTTTGTAAACAAGTTTTCACTTAACATGTTAACCGTGTATCCTTTTGACCAAATCTTTATAAGATAATTTTCCAAACCTAGGAGAACCCAAACCATAATCTCTTGGAAATTGTCCGTTTATTGGAAATCTTTTTGGTTGTTTATTTGGAGACCTGTTAGCATTGTTTCTGCCAAATTCTGAATTTTTTTGTAATCTAATAACCATAATATAACTCCTTAATTTTTAATTTTATAGTTATATTATATACTAGTTTCTTTGAGTTGTAAACAAGTTTTCACTTAATGTGTTAACTATATTTTTTCCATAATTTATGTAATACGTAGAACCAAATACCATTTATCGATGGCTCTATTAATGCGACAGCTCCAGCTTCCCATAGGCTCGCACCAGTGACCCAATATACTACGCTCATGGCGATGAACACGTGGCCAATCGTGTATATTAGTGCTAGTAATAAACTGTCGTATTTCATCAGTTTTTTAATCCAATCTGTCTTCGGTTTCGACTTCAAAGCTTTACGCCACTCCGGACTTTGTCTTAATTTCCACAGCATCCAGTCGTAGTATCTTTCTGGTTCTGGACCAGGGTCTGGTAATTCAACATATTGTCCTGTTCCTGTCATGTCTTGTGTATATTTATTCATCATCTCTCCTTAAAACATATTTTATATTGCAATACCCGCAAACTGCTTTGCCATCGACCATAGTATAATAAACTCTTGGATGACCAAAATCATCTCCTCCATCACAGTAAAATTCTTCTTTATCGATGTAAATAACTTGTTGAGTCATAATTAAAACTCTTTTATCATTGGAAATATCTTTGATATCGCTTCACTACAAGCTCTTGCAACTTCCATACATTCTTTTTGGGTGCCGTTAGCTGAACGTAATTCTATAAAGTGAATCCAGCTTCTTATCGTACCGTTCATGTACAATCTTGATTTTATTAATCCTTCCGGTAAGACCGCTCTCGCGACTTCCTTAGCGATTCCTTTCTTGATAGCTTGTTGATAAACTTTTTTGCACATCCATATAACTCTTCCTTGTTCTCTCTCCCAGTCAATTTGGAAAGTCCTATCATCAACTTCGATACTATTTTGTCTATTCTTTGCATCTTGCATTCTCGCTTCTCGTGTGACAAATTCTAACTCCTCTACTGGATTTGCATATCTTTGACTAAACTCTTGAAAACTAAAACTACGGTGTCTTAGTAACTGTCTAGCTATATCTCTAGTAGTTTCTATCTCTATACAAGCGCTTACCATTTCAAATGGAGACCAATGCTTATGTTTAGCAAGATACTTTAATAATTTTTCTGATGTTTCAGTGTTGTTTTGATTTGATGGATTAGAAACTCTTGCGCAAAAAGCTATCAGATCCTGACAATTTTTTGGCATGTCTTTTTTGTATGTAGTAAACTCTGAAGGTTTACTGTAACTAATTAGTTTTGCTATCATGTTGTGCTTTCATTTGTTCTAATAAACTTCTGTATTCTCTAATTACGCCTAGGCAATTAGGAATATCATTTCTATAATTTATCCAATGAGGCTTATGGCTTTGATTCCAAGTATGACCATCGGCCTGCATTAGATTTTCAGATAACGTTTTTTCAAGTTTATTTAATCTTTCTATATCATAAAACATTATTTTATCCACCACCATACATTATCAGGTCCAGTTTTAAATTTAGTTTTATGGTTTGATACAGCCATTTTAACTTGTAATAGATCTATATCATGACCTGAGACCATTCCACCTTTTTTTACTTTATTTTTCCAAAGATAAATGTCTTCATTTACCGAATGAAAATCGTGACTAGCATCTATAAAAACAAAGTCTAAACTTTCATCATCAAATTCATTTACAGCTTTGTTACTAAAGTTTCTTATTAAGTTAGCTCTTCCATCGTAGTCCTTACAAAAATCTAATAATTCTTGATACCAATACCCCGGCTCTATTTGTAGCAGCTCTTCTGTATTTTCAATCTTTCGAGACTTCCAAATTATATCAGGAATAAAAGTGTCTACGCCTGTAAGAGTTAAGTTAGGACACGTGATCATCAAGCTTTTAAAAGTTGGACCTTTAAGAATTCCAACTTCAACACCTTTCATCTTACTATTACCAATAAATTCTGACAGCCAGACTGCTCTTTGCCTCATGTAATCTGGTCTTATCATAATTTAAAATCCTTAAATCTTTTACCCGTATCAGTTTTATCAAATACTGGAGTATCATCAGTTAAAGTTTGCTCGGCTTCTTCTACGTCATAAAGTCTCATCTTACTTCTATCGACTCCAATGACAAATCTTTTATATTGAGTTGGATCGTTGTATCTGTTCTTTAATTGTTTTACCATAAATTGGCCTTGTTGATCGAGTTCTTCGGTAGAAATAAGAGCAAACATCAGATCCGCGGTTGCGGGTAATCCAAAAGACTCACTTGTATCTTCAAGCCCAATATCCGAGTTAGAATAACCACTACGAGTCGTTTGCGTTGCAGAGAAGATCGGTAAGTCGAACTCGACCGCAAGGCCACGTAATTCTTCAGCAATTGCTTTAATGTAAGAGTATGAATTGATTGCACCACCCATTCCTTTCATTCTTGAACTTGCACATATATTTAAATAATCAATAAAGATTAAATCAGGTTCAAATTGTCTTTTTAATTTTAATTCATTTAATAATGCACGGAAGTGACCAGCATGTGCAGAACCGGTTGGATATTCTTTTATGATTAATTTACCAGTAGTTTTCTTTGCAATATTATTTACCATTAAAGTAAATCTATCTTTTGATATTTTATCGAGTTGATCAATTGGAACATCAAGTAAATTAGCATCTATTCTTTCTGCAATTCTTTCTTCAGCCATTTCCATTGTAATGTATAAAACATTGAAACCTTGTACTAAAGCCGAGGAAGCCACATGGCACATAAATAAAGACTTACCGACACCGGTACCAGCGAGAGCAATATTAAGAGTTTTACGTGGGACACCACCTTTTGTAATTGAGTTGAAGTATTCCAAATCGAATGGAAGCCTGTCTTCTTCTGTGTGATAGAATTCATATCTTTCTCCTGCATTTTCTACATAATCATGACCAACTTTTAAATCAAAGGCTACACCTAAAGCTTTAGTAAGTAAATCAGGTAAAGCACCTTTTGTAAGTTGTTCATGTTTTCCATCAATAATTGATATCGATTCCATGATCGCAAGATATATTGCACGATCTTGACACCACTTTTCAGTTGTATCTAACAACCATTTATCATCTACCTTTTCACCGGCAAACAATTGTGGTACAATATCTGAAGCCATATTATATTGCTCATCACTTAATTTATCGCTTTGATCAAGTTCAATCTTAAATGTTTCTGCATTTGGCAGTTTGTTATACTTTGCAACATATTTACCAGCTTCTCGAAACAAGATTCGATATACACCTTGAAAATAATCTGGTTTTATGAAAGGTAATACTTTACGCATATACTTTTCATCAGTTAATAAATTACGTAATATAGTTTGTTCTAAATTAGTTGGCATCTTTTATTTCTCTTGTTATTACTTCACCATTACTAAAACCTTGAGACATTATCTGCTCTAGCATAATACCGGCAAACTCTTGTAATTTTAAATCAGAAACTGTTAGTTCAGTATCAGGCGTGTATACGATATCAAAATTAAATGTCATATCTTTTTTCTTTCCATTAAATTTTACAACACCATATTTTAACACTGTTTCCGTAAACATACCTGATAATATTCTGACATTCCAAGCTTGATCGTCTGTTTTATCAGGTATTATTTCATAATGTTTATTTTCTTTTAATACCATTAATGTTGATCCATTTTAGAAAGATTAATATTACCATTTACAATAGAATATTTTTTAGTGATATAATCTTTAAAATCTGTATCTTCTATTATTGGTTTCCAAAATTCTTCATTTAACGTTTCTTTTTCTCGAACTTTTGGTTGTACCAGTTCTCCAGTTGATTTATCAACTCTGCAGTACCAACCAACGCTGGGCTTACTAACATAATTACCAGACAAAGCAACGTCAAGAAGGCCAGACCAATGCTGCACACCACCGTCCCAACTAACAGAAATAGGTATCTTAGACTTTTCTTTAACATATCTTGATTTCTCCACGTTAATTACAAAGTGATAGCCTTTTATTTCTGTACCTTGTTTATCCTGTTGCCTACCTACAATCCAAATATTATCTGCACTGTAATAGATACCAGTACCACCTGAAACAACGTCTTTTGGAAATAAGCCAATCTCTTTGTATGTATGATTAACCGCAATCAAAGGTATGTCTTTCATATTTAAATATGGTGTTGTCATTCTAAATAAACCTTTTAAAGCTTTTGCCCTTGACATATCTGCCACTGACTTTTCATTTATAGCATCATCTAATTCTTTTTTAGATGCAAGGTTACCAACTGAATCAATTACTATTACGACTTTATCTTTTCTATCTAAACCTTCGAGTTGAGCAATCATATCGAATTTTAACTCTTCTACATTCGTAATTGGTGTATGTAGAACTCTTGTTGTATCAATATCAAAGTTTTCAAAATAAGCCTGAGGTGAACCAAACTCTGAATCATAAAACAATAATACAGCATCATCATATTTTTTTAAATACGCACTTGCCATAATTAAAGCAAATGATGTTTTAAAATGTTTTGATGGACCTGCAAGTACTGTTAGCCCTGGTGCCAAGCCGCCGTCCATCGAACCTGATAGCGCCACATTAATCATTGGCACATCAGTTGCAACCATATCTTTTTCATTAAAAAATTTAGAATCAGCAAGTACAGACGTAAAGTCGACTTTACTATTCTTTTTCAATTTATCCATTATTGACATTTATTTCTCCTACAAATAATAATATTATACCATAAACGCATCGAGTTGTACACTGTTTTTTTCAAAATTTAATTTATGATTTGTATTGTCTTGGATTAAAAAATCTGTATCAAGCAATTGATTTGATAATCTACCATCAACAAATTTTTCTACATGTACTGCCATATCTTCAGCAGTAGTTACTGGTACATTTTGGCAAATATGATTTAAGTTTTTAACACCACCTTGTAATTCAAAATCTTTTGGAAGTTTCATTATTGACAAACATTCTCTTAGAGTTAAATATCTATCCTCATCCGGATGTGTTAAATGTTTTGGCATATGACCTACGAATGCACCTATCGTACCTTTTGGAAAATGACAAATCTTTCTCATAATGTTTCCACCTTCAGAAAGTTTTTTATCCATAACCATACATCTTTCTGCAAGTTTTGTATAACCTTGTTTGTACATCCATTTTGAAACATCTTTATAGTTGCCACCGTTCCATTCAATATAATCCATAGCGTTTTGTGAACGAGTTATTTTAGTATCTTGAAACTCTTTATGTGTAATCCCTCCACACATTTCTTCAAGTACGTATCTATAATATGGATTACGAGATGGAATATCTTCATTAGTAAGAACATTCATTTTATCATCTGACTTTCGTTCTACTGAACGAATAGTATCTTCTATTTTTTCATGTTCCCTTTTTATATATTCGAATCTTGGTATCTTATCGCCTTTCCAGAAAAAATAAAAAGTTCTATTTCTTACCTGTCCAAGCCCATGTAAGATAGACTTTGTTTTATAAATCGAGAAAGTGTATCCACAGCTTTCAGCAATTTTTCTGAGTTTTCTGACAACTGGTCTGCCGATATTTGAAGCAAGCCCTGGTGCATTTTCGCCCCAGAATACTTGAGGTTTGAGTGTACCCAAAACAAAATCAGCAGTGGTAAGCATCCAATCGTTAGCAGCAGCATCGCTACTAGCTGTAGGACTAAGACTACTAAGACCGGCACATGGGCAAACAGTATTAATAACCTCAACACTAGGTAAGTCAGGTGTCCCATTGTCTCCATAAAGATAGTAGGGAACTGTTCCTTTGTAGTATTCCACCAAGTGATTATCGTTTGCTTTGAAATCATCATAACTTATTATATATTCCGGTTTTCGTTGCAATACATTTTGCATTGCAATAGTAGCTCCGCCAATCAATGGTACTATGCTTGCGTACTTCATTAGTTAGGTATCGTATTTTGTATGATATATTCATCAACTTTAACCTTTGGTTTCCAACCTAATGCTTTCAGTTCAGTTATGTCTGCAGTGTTATCTTGTGCTTCACAAGGATCACCATCTGTAACTTCGATTCCTTCCCAACCTGCAAGCTTACCAAGTTCTTCTACAACATTACCAATTCCAGTGCCGATGTCATATGCAGGTTTTAATAATCTAATATCTTTATTCATTAAAAGCACTATCGCTTCTACTACATCACTTACGTGTATAAAATCTCTTACGTGTCTTGTGAGGTATGCAATTGAACCATCTAATAATTTTCCAATCAACATTGATTCTCTTGCACCATCACCGTATACTGTGGTAAATCTTAATGCAACCTGTTGATCATGTGCAGTCTCTTCATTTACCTTTTTACTCGTGCCATAAGGTGATAACCACCAGTTATGAATACAAGATGAAGATGCATACATCAATGGTATGTTATTGTAATGACAAATTTTTTGTATACGTGTAGTATTTTCTACATTATTTTTCCAGTATTTTTCTGGCTCTTTTAAACTTTGTCTTACATCAGCATATGCAGCAAGATGAATAACATAATCTGTTCCATAAATTTGTCGTATATCAATATCTTTTATACACTTCGATGGATTTTGTTTTAAATCCCATTCGATTATTTCATGTCCATCTTTTTCTAATCTTGTTTTAAGATGGCTACCAATAAAACCTCTTGAACCAGTTATTGCTATTTTCATTTGTTATTCTCCAAAAATTTTTCTGCTGTTGATAATGCTGAGTTAATTGCTTGATGCATGTCAATATAAACATACATACCACAACGCCCTATGAAAGTCATGTTTGGTTGTATATGTTGTTTATATTGTTCATATTTTTTTCTGTTTTCACCATTCACATCTTTTACTGGATAGTATCTTTCAAAATTATTAACACTGTAATCACATGGCTCTTCATAAGTTAATGTTGTAAACTGATCATTACTGCCATGACATGGAAGTACTTTCCATTCTGTAACTCTTGTGTATGGTCCATTATGCGTAAAGTTTACTGTACCTGTTGGTAACACTCTTGTCATAGGTAAATCGACATGATGAAACTTTATTGAACGATACGGTAATGCGCCATACACATAATTAAAGTAATCATCGATTGGCATCGAATTAAAAATATGATCAAATTCTTTTTCCATTCTTTTTTCGAACCTTTGAGAAACATTTACACTAATATTTTTTTCATCTAAGATCAATTCGAATATTCTTGTATAACCATTTTTTGGTAATACTTGATACAAATCATTTGGAAAGTAAAATTCGTTATCATCGTCACGACTTGGTATTCTTTTAATTATTGATGGATCAAGTTCTTCTATAGTCTTTCCCCACATTTTATATGTGTATGGTGCAAAGAACGTACTTATGATATTTTCTTCACCTACTAATCTTTTTGTTTCTTTGTTTACTGGTAACGTAACATAGGTACCATCATGAAGTTGTGCTTTGACTTTATGCCTGTATGGTACCCATTCATCAAACTGTGTTATCCAATCATATACTTTCTTATTATTAGTATGAAACAAATGAGGACCGTACTTGTGAACTCGTATACCTTTATCGTTCTTATAATCATATGCATTGCCACCTATGTGATCTCTTTCATCTATGACTACAATATCGTGACCAGCTTTTGCTAACTGATGTGCAATGACTGCACCAGAAAAACCTGCACCTACAACTAATATTTTCATATATTTAAAGCCTTCTTTAATTCATTTTGTTGTATAGTCTTATCCAACGGATGTTTACTATATATCGAGTTTTTTTGTAGCTCGGCTAGGTCTTTCAATTGTTGTGTATTCATACCTTCAAGATCTGATGCTTTTACTGATGCCGCTTCTTCATTACCGTATAATACCATAAGCTCTTCATAATCACCAATCAAGATTGAACCGGCATCAGCAACCTGTAATGGTCTTGCTCTCCACCAGCCTGAACCTGAATGTTCATACCCTGGCATCAAACAACCCCATTGTTCTGAATAAACTTGGCACATATCACCTTCACCAAGTCTTCTTTGGTTATCTTTACGTGAACCAAAATATTCGATGTCCCATGGAACATTTTGTTTCTTTAACCAACTTTGTGTTTTACCGTGTGCTAATGATGCAAAGTTAAATTTCATTTCTTTATTTTCTGGACTTATAAAGTCTTCTTCATAAGTCGGTTGTAGTTGTGCTTCCATAAAATTTAAGTTATGAATCTCAACATCACCTCTATCACCAGGTTTTCTGTTCCTATGATAAGGGTTAGGATTATAATTCATCAACTTATCTTTTGGATATTCTAATAGTTTAGTCATGTCACCTGTAGCAAATACTGATAATAATACAGGTGCTTCTTTCTTATCAAGAAAGTCTACAGCTTCTAATAACTGATCAACATAAGGTTCTAAAAATTCTTTACTTATTTGCGGATCTGTTACATTCTGACCAATTAAAAAGTCTTTAAGTAAACCTTCTTTATTGTTTGTTTTTTGTATGTCCTTAAATATCCATGGACATTTCCAATCATCAAATGCTAATATTAATTTACTCTTATCAATGTTGAATATTGACCACAAGCCATTATAAAAAGTTAACTGTAATCTTTGCGTAGGTGATGCAAGAAAGCAAATCACTCTATCATATTCAGATAAGTCTTCACCAACTTTTACAATCCTTTGTTCAACTTCATGACCCATGTCTCTTAAACATCTTAGTAAAGAATAATGTGATGGAACAACTTTTAACTGTTGTCTTAAATAAAAGTTTTCAGTAACTTGATTTTTATTCATTCCTGTAACGAGTATCTTCATAATATTATCCTTGTAAGTAGTTATAGCATTTACGTATCATAGTTTTTTCAAATTGTTTATCGTTAAGTTGTCTATTTCTTGGAGATGGATGTGGCATTTTAAAATGTTCTACATTTACTTTACGTAATGAATCAGATGCAACGTTACCAAGTGCAATAACTTTATTTGCTTCCTCACATTTAACTAACTTATTAAAATCAATTGTATACTTTTCACCGACATCATCGCTGCAATTCATAAATTCAAAATTAGTTAAACCCCATGCTGTACACCAGTTTAATAATCTATCTATTGTATCATTCTTCTTTGGCTTTTCAGCACCAGAAGGATTTTGACCAACAATTACAACCTTATCCAATCCCATTTTACACCTACCTCTTCAAAAAATAAATGAGCATTACCACATGACTTTTGCCATTTTTCTGGTATATCTTGTTGCGGCGTTACTATTCTTTTTACACCAACTTGAATTAAACCTTTTGCACATTCTTGGCAAACTGGCAAACCTACAACGTAAACGGTTGAATCTTTTAATGACACACCGTTTTCCGCAGCATTATATATTGCGTTCATTTCTGCATGAACTATCATTTTAATTTTAAGTGGTCGAACTGTAAGTCTATCATCAGTATCTCTCATACCTCTAGGTAAACCATTATAACCTTGAGCTATAACAGTTCTATTTCTTACAGCTACAGCACCAACTTGTGTAGAAGGATCTTTCGACCACGACGCCACAAGTTTAGCCATTTCTAAAAATCTTTTATCCCATTTATTTGACAAGATCAAAGTGCCTTTCATATACATGCAAGTTTTGTACTTGCCATATTATATCGCCAACTTCCATTTCTCTTCTATAATCTGCGTCTGCAGCATTTGATAAGTAACAGTCATTGTAATCTTTAGTTAGTTCTTTTAAAACATGAAGCTGCCAAGCATAGTCATTCTTATATCCATACACGACATCGTTAGAGCGCATTTGGACAACGCAGTGTATTTTACCATCGCGTATGTAATAAGTAACGGCGTTAGTACATATGAAATCATTCTTACCATCTTCATTATATTCCTCCCATATACTTGGTCTTGTGTAAATCATTGTAGATCTTCTGCCATCAATATTGGCTAGTAATTCATCAAGTACTCTACCATATTGATGATGATACTTATCAGAATAAATTATTTGACCATAGTTTGAATTAATTTCACCATAAGTATTTGCAGAAGCAATCCAACATTTTGGTACGTTTCGATTATAAGTATCTGACATCCAGTTTACATTTGTTGATTGACTTTCGTACCATGCTTTTTCTATCTCTATATATGATTCGTTTGGAGTACCAAATATTGCTGGTTTATCAGCCATAAAAGATGCACCAATCATTTCAATAGTCTTTTGTCCGGTTCTATCAGTTACAAATTCTTCATTGGCTAACGCATCAATAAAGTAATGTTTTATATCAGTTGTATTTGGATGTATCATAATTTAATCTTTCTTAAAGGATGTTCTATTGTTTTATTAAACATATCTCTATCAGAAGATTGGCCTTCCATTTTACCACGCATATAAGATACTGCAAACGAACAATAGTTAATTATATCTTTGTATGTATCTTCGAGTGATTCAAAATTTGGATCACCTGTACTTTCTAATAGTGACTGTGCACGATAACATTTACCTTGAATAATATCATGTATGCTATCGACACCACGTCTATAGTGCATTGCTTGTTTTACATTTGAATTTTTACTTTGATAGTCTTCAGACTTTTTAAGTTGTAAAGCAATGCATTCATTTAAAACTTTAACTGATTCTTTCAATTTCATCTCCATATACAAAATGCCTGTCATCTAAGTCTATTATACAATACTTAATCATGTTTGTAAACATTTTATTTACATTTATTCCACACTTAGAGTAATGTCTTGGTTCTGGCATTAATTCCATTTTTGTAATTTGCCTTACACCAAACTTAGTTTTAACTTTATCACCAACGTAAATTATATTATCGAATTTAACCATTTCTCTCCTCCACTGAAAATTTTACAACCTGATTACCATAGCCTTCGCTAACACTGCCGTCATTTAAGACAGACTGAATGACTTCACTCATTTGTTTTCTTGTATCTTTATTGGTAACCCATTTATCACCATTCTTCATGATGAATGTAATAGCGAACTTTTTCATTACTTAACTCCTTGTTCTTTAGCCGCAGCTATAATGATTGGTGTTAAGATTTTTTCAATGTTATCTTCCCACATATTGAAACTATCTTTAGTAAAATATCTGAAAGACTTTTGAGTAGGAATATTCCACTTATCAATATAGTAATTTTCATTTTCAGCAAAGATACTTACAAACAATCCTCTTTTGTTACAAAGACCATTGTTAAAGAAATCATAAGCAGCGTTTTGTGCTTTTCTAAACTTTTCTAAATGCTTGTTTTTTGATTGTGAAAATTCACACTTACCAGCTGCTGGTATAAGATTGTTTAACTCATCTCTTAATCTTTCGAAACCTGAGTTTACACCCCAACTGTTTGTGAATAACTCTTGCTGTTCAAAGATTTCATTTCCGTAACTATCGATTGCCATATTTAACTCCCTTAATTTTTTATTTTATAATTATATTATACACTAAAAAAAAGGCTTTGTACACCTTTTTTTTCACTTATTTGAAAAAATAAACATAACATGTTAACTATCTCCTACAATTCTTTTTTCAACTTCTTTGATATGTTTACACTTTCTAAATGCTATACATGTACAACTGAAACCACTATCGTACATAGTAACTTTATATTCATCACCTTTTGAACCTGTAACTGGCCATGTTACACCAGTAAACGGGTGTTTATTTGTATTGATTATTTCTGATGGATGTGCCATTATACTCCCTTTTTAATTTTATAATAATATTATACTACAAAATTAAGTAAATGTACACAAAAAAGTTGTTAATATGTTAAATGTTTTTATATACGTACTCAAGAGCTCTATCAGCTTCTTTTTCCATTGGCCTTGATTTGTACCAGTTACCAGTTTCAACATCAAGTTCTCTACATAACGATGTTATTTCTTGTGCTGTTATTGGATATTTGTTTTTAATTGCATTACCTGCAGTGGCCACCATGATTTGATACATTTTATGATACCAACCTGTGTTACTTATCATTCGATATTCTTTTTCTAATTGCTTTGGAAAGTATGGACAATTTTTGTATGATGACCAGTTTATATTTGTATTATCAAGTTTTGATTTACGATGTTCAATAATTTCTTTTTGCATGTCTTCAGGTAACCTATCGAAAAAACTATTACTATTCTTTTCTCGATAAGGGTACTTGTTCATAACCATATCTGGATTGATAGGATTGCCAGAGTTACTAAAGATAAAGTTAAAAGCATTATCATATTCTGCTGGTATATAATACATGCGAGATAAATCTTTGGTTTGTTTATCACCGAGGTCGCCGAGTTCCGTTTGGAGAGCAAACCAAAAGTGTCGAATCTTTTCAGCCGGAACTGTTTTTGTAAGAGGAAAGACAAGGCGAAACTTTGGAAAAGATTGTGTAGAGCTAGCAGTAGAGTAACAAACGAACTTATAATTACCAAACCGTGTACGTAAATTTCCATATAAGTCACCTTCAAATTTAAAATCATCAACATCAACTGCACACCAACTTGACCACATTGTAACATTATCATTTTTACGAGTAGTGTCAGGCTTGTAGCAAGCTGGTGACATTAGAGGAGCATCTTTCTTTGATTTAATTCTGCGTTGTGCAAGACCATATAATGCTTTTTCAAAACCATCAAAGTTTTTAAATGTTAATTTTTGAGTAGTTTTATTATCAAAAATACTATTGAAAAGAGTCAGAGATATTTCCACAGTTATCCTCATGTACTGGTCCTTGCCAATCATCTGGTTTTTTTAAATCTGGTAATCCAAGCGGATTAGGTCTACCTACTTTAATACCAACTTCTTTTGCCATATTGGCTCTATATACTTCATCCCATGCTTTGTTTGCATCAACACCAAATACTTCTAAAGTACCTATAGCAAAAACACATAAGTCAATGATACCATCAACCATTTCCGGTGCATCTTCTTGTTCAAATGCTTT